AGTCGGCATACGTCATGGCGTTACTAATGGAAGCGTTCGGTCATGAGTCTCAAGAAGACACCTTGCGCTATTTAGGGCTAACTCAGGACGCTCTAGACGCTATGATTTTACGTTTGAGTTTCACACAAACAGGCTAATGTTGCACTCGTCTTTCTGAATCAAGTAAAGATTGATTTATCAAGGAAAACAGAAATTAATGAGTGCAACAGAAATATGTTTATGTGTCTCTACACTTACATTTATTAGGCGAATTCGTTTATAAAAATTAGAGGAAGACGGCGAGAAGAATGAAGAAGTTGATCTGTAACGCCCCCTTAAAGCGTTAGGACAACTCAAATCGTTGGGGGTGGGGTGAAATGTAGTGGCTCCTGAACGTAGCGGAAACAGGGTCAAAGCCCTTGAGTTGTGGATCAAAAGCAAAGGGAAGCTGACACCAAAAGAGATAGCGGACAAGCTTGGAGTAACGAGCGCGAGGGTACGGCAATGGAAGCACTTGGACGGTTGGGACAACATCGAACTTAAACGTCCGCGTGGTGCTCCGAGAGGAAACAAAAATGCTATCGGGAATAACGGTGGCGCTCCGATCGGCAACCAAAATGCAATCAAGCATGGGTATTACGCGAAGTACCTTCCCGAAGAAGTTCAGAAGATTGCTAAAGAGATTGAAGATAGCGATCCACTAGAACTCATTTGGAACAATATAATCATCCTGCAAGCGAAGTTGTTTCATGGTCAGGCGATTGTTCACGTCAAAGACAAGGATGACGAAACGAAGGTCCTCAAGAAATTCAAACCGGGGGCATTCGGTGACGAGAGAGAGTGGGAATATCAGCACGCACACGATAAGTACGCGTCTGCTTCTAAATCAGATGTATTGATGATGCGTGAATTGCGTTCTGCGATTAAGCAATTTCTTGACATGGCCCCTGAGAGTGACGAACGCCGGGCCAAACTGGCCTTGATGCAAGCGCAAGTAGAGAAGACGAATGCAGAGGTTGAGAAGGTCAAAGGCGGCGGTAAGAACTCCGAAGCAGAGGATTGGGTTGCGGCTCTCAATCAGGCTGCGGAACGTCGAAGGGCGAAGGTGAAGGAAGATGGCTAAGCCCTATAACGTTGTCGCGACGCTGACTGACCTGATCGACCTCTATTGGGACGATCCAGTTTCCTTTTCCGAAGACATGCTCGACTTTGATCCTGATGACTGGCAGAGAACTGCTATGATGGACCTCGCATCGAATCCGCGGGTTAGCGTTCGTTCAGGTCAGGGTGTCGGGAAAACGGCTTTTGAGTCGGCAATCGTTATTTGGTTTCTAACGTGCCGACCCAGCCCGAAGGTCATATGCACAGCTCCAACAAGGCAACAACTGCATGATGTTTTATGGGCAGAGGTTGCAAAGTGGCTCGAGAAGTCGAAAGTAAAGAACCTCTTGAAGTGGACTAAGACGAAGATTTATATGATCGGACACGAGGAAAGATGGTTTGCGACCGCGAGAACAGCCACACGACCAGAGAACATGGCCGGATTTCACGAGGACTATATGTTGTTTGTGGTCGACGAAGCCTCCGGCGTTGCCGATCCAATCATGGAAACCATATTGGGAACACTGACCGGACCTGAAAACAAGTTGCTTATGTGCGGAAACCCTACGCGAACAGCGGGGGTTTTTTATGATTCGCACAACCGGGACCGTTCAAGGTTCAAGGTTCACAAGGTCGACAGCCGCGACAGCAAGCGAACCAGCCGCGAGAATATCCAAATGCTCATCGACAAATACGGAGCCGAGAGCGACGTTGTTCGGGTCCGGGTTTACGGAGAGTTTCCAAAGGCAGAGTCGGATGCATTCATTCCGCTTGAAATTGTGGAACTAGCTGCTGGAGCAACAGTCGAACCAGTCGGAGACACCTTGCATTTAGGCGTGGACGTTGCGCGATTCGGTGACGATGAGACGACAATCGCTCCGCGAATCGGGATGAAAGTGTTTGATCTTAGGGTCTACAATAAGCAGGACACGATGGCGACGGTCGGAAAGGTTATTGCTGCTGGAAAGGAAATGCTCCGGTCATTCGCTCAACTCCGAAGTGTCGTGATTACTGTTGATGATAGCGGCGTCGGTGGTGGAGTCACGGACAGGCTGAACGAAGTCATTCTAGAAGAGCGACTATACGACTGGCGGGTTATCCCGATCAACAACGGCAGCCGCCCGACAGACGACGAGGAAGAGCATTACGAGAACCGAGGAACAGAGGCTTGGGCCGTCCTTCGTGACGTGCTTCAGGACTGTTTCTCGAAACACCTGCAAGGAGAACCAATCAGCGTTGAACTGCCTAATGACGAACGCTTGATAACCCAACTATCGCAACGAAAGTACCGGATGACGAGCAAAGGGAAGATCGCGCTAGAACGTAAAGAGGACATGAAGAAGCGCGGGCTTGATTCCCCTGACCGGGCTGACGCGGTTGTCCTTTCTTTTGTTACTGATAAGGAAATGCTCTACAGCAATCAACGTCCTTCGGGATGGTAGAAAGGAGAGAAGCGCTTGACAATCGTATACAAAAACAAAAGCTTCCCGCCTGCGCCGTACGATCAAATCGTCATCGACATGCTTTTTTACCGCGCCTTATACGAAGGCGAGCATGCGCGAATATTTCCGAGAGCGAAGTATGCGGGAAAGGATAGGCGGCTTAAGCGTAAAAGAGTCGGTTATAAACGCTGGGAAGAATATTTTGAAACGATAGAAACAGGAGATCCGTACATTGTCGTCAACTTCTCGAGCCTTGTAGCGGAGATTCCGGCCGACTTGATCAACCGATCGCTCGGAAATATCTCAGCCGACACGGAGACGAGCGAAGAAGAACTTGCCTTTGTAAAGGAGGTCGCAGAAGCTTCGCAAATCAACGAGAAGATATGGGCGGCGGTCGTCTCTCATCAAGTTGATGGTTCAATCGCTTATCGGCCGCGTAGGGATGAATCTGGCAAAGTTTGGTTCGAGTGGTTGCTTGGTGACCAATACCTCCCTCACGCGGACGGGCGCGGCGCTGATGTTGCGTGGATCGAGGAATGGGGCGACGAGACCAACAAGAAGCGATTCCTGCGGGTCGAGCGACAACGCTTAGGCAATAACGTTCTTACTGTCGAGCAACTCGTCTTCAAGTTCGAAGGTGATTCGGTGGGTGATGAGGTAGACGCTGCCGCCTACGCCGCTGAATATGGCGCTGAAGTGCCAGGTGATATCGAACTATCCGGCGTAACCGAATTGTTGATCGGTGTTGTTACAAATGAGGATACGCTTTATACACCTCGTGGCCGGTCAGCGCTGAGGAATGTGGCTGAAATTCAAGAGGAAATCAATTGGACAGTAACACGGGACTCCATTGTCTTCGAAAAGCACGGCAAGCCGAAGCTTGCTATTCCGAAGGGCTTGTGGGACATGGTTGCCAACGACAATCGGAAAAACTATGGAAGGCCTTTTGTCAGAAACGCCGATTTGGAGGTTGTCAGCTACAACGAAAATAACGGAGCTGTGCCGATGTACATCGTTTGGGACGCGAAGACGGAACAGAGCTTTGAGCATGTCACAAGGTTGATCAAGTACATGCTAGCTGTATCCAAAACATCACCACAAGCAGCAGGGCTTGAGGATGCCAAGGGAGATTCCGGTGTAGCCTTGTTATACCTTTGGATCCAGTCAGTCATTAAAGCTGAATCGATCAAAGAAAAGTTCGATGCCGCTATTAAAACAGCGATTCGCAAATGCATCATTCTCGAAAATGCAATGGCGGGAACCAACATGAACCCGATCACTCCCGTCATCGAGTGGGGCGACATGCTGCCGAAAGCCGAGTCCGAACGGAACGCTGAGGAAGCCGAGAAATACAGCGCGGGCACTCAATCTCTCGAGACAACAGTCCGGCGCATGCATCCAGACTGGTCGGAGAAGGCGATCTTGGCAGAAATCCAAAAGATACAGGACGAGACGGCCGCCGTTTCTTTGCCGCCTACTCAAGTCCAGCCGCCGAGGGTGACACTGTGATATGGCTACCGCAGAGAGCATAATCGCATTGTATACCCGGGCGGACGAACGCTTGCGTGAGCTGATTCAGCAACTTGAAGAAGGTTCGTGGAATCGCCGCAAGCAGGAAGCGTTATTGCGACAGATTGAAGCGATAATCGAGGAGTTGACGGGTAAAGCAAGCAATCAAATGGCCGCTCTAGT